GACCTCCGGCGGAAAGTTTCTGTGGGCATGCAATGGTTCTGATGCGCCGCGGCATTACAATGGGTCGGTTTGGGCGGCTCCTGTAATCACCGGAATTACCGCATCTGACGTTATCAATGTTAACGGCCACCAGAACAGGATGTGGTTTGTCCTTAAAGACTCGACCAAGGCCGCTTATTTGGCGACCGGCGCGGTGGCGGGGGCAGCAACAACGTTTGAACTAGGTGGTCTGTTCACACGAGGCGGCTATCTGGTTGCGATGTCCACATGGACCCGTGACGGTGGGGCGGGGGCTGACGATCTCGGTGTATTCATCTCATCCCGAGGTCAAGTGGCGGTTTATAACGGCACCGATCCTGCCGCGGCTGCGACATGGCAATTGGTCGGCGTTTATGATTGCGGTCCTCCGATCGGCTACCGCTGCTTTAACAAGGTCGGCGCCGAGTTGATGCTTGTGAACCTTGATGGCGTTCTGCCATTGTCCAAAGGACTGGTGCTTGATCAGGCAGCACAAACCCAAGTCACCATCACGCTCAATATCAATACTGCCATGAACGACGCGGCGCGGTCCTACAAGGACAATTTTGGCTGGGAAATGACGCCCTATGCCAAGGGAACGATGGCCATCCTTAATGTTCCCATCCAGGAGGGCGCGCTCCAGCATCAATACGTGATGAACACCATCACGGGTGCTTGGTGCAAGTTCACGGGCATGAATTCAAATACATGGGCCGTCTTCAAGGACGATCTATATTTCGGCGGTAATTCCGGTGTGGTTTACCAGGCTGACCACACCGGAATTGATCTTCTGACGCCGATCGATGCAATCGGTCAGGGTGCTTACAACTATTACGATACGATGGGCATTCTGAAGCAGTGGAAGATGATACAGCCACTTATCACCACGGACTCGGACTCGCGGCCGGCGGTCGGTATCTCGACGGATTTCAAGGACAATGCCTCACTCGGAACGCCGTCTGCATCCACAACGATCTCGGCGCTTTACGATGCCGCTGTTTACGACACGGATATCTATGCGATCGAGGGGCGAACGGTCGCCGACTGGACCAGTATTTCTGGGATAGGCCAATGCGCCTCGATCCATTTCCGGGCGCGAACCGGCAGCGCTGACGGCGTAACGGTCTGGGGAGACGATTGGGGAGATCCGTGGTCGATCACGATTTCGGGCGATGTGGTGATGCGGCTGAATGGCTTTAATGTCATCTTTGAGGGCGGGGGGTTCTTTTGATCGTGGTCAATGGCGAGGAAATCGGCGCTTATGTCGGCTCTCGTCTTGGTGTCACGATCTGCCCGCCGTTCCAGGCCATTGGGTTTTTGACTGATGACAAGAAGCCTTTGGCTGCCTTCGTGTTCAACGACTTCAATCATTCGAATATGGAAATGACCATCGTAGCGGAGCCGGGGGGGATAACCCGGCAAGTGATCCGTTATGTAGCTAACTACGCCTTCAACACCAGCAAATGCCGCCGCCTGACGGTGCGAACGAAGAAGTGCAACAAGCGCGTTCTCCAACTCGCACCTCGTTACGGCTTCAAATATGAATGCATCGCCAAGGACTTCTACCCAGATGACGATGCGGTAGTGTTTCGGATGCTTAAATCTGACTGTAGGTGGCTATGAACACACCATCCCCCCCTCCCGCGCCCGATCCGGTAAAAGTCGCGCAGGCGCAGACCGCATCCAACGTCGAGACCTCGACCAATCAACAGCAGTTGAACATGGTCGATCAGACCAATCCCTATGGATCGCAGAAATATACCCAGAGCGGAACGTGGGCGGACGGCACCCCCAAGTTCAGCATGGATACGACCTTTTCTCCGCAGGAGCAGGCGAAGCAGGATCAGCAGTGGGAGTTCGACAAGCTCACCAACCAGCTCGGCATCAACCAGACCAAGAAGCTGACAGGGCTGCTCGACACTCCATTCAAGATCGACAATGCCGCGACCGAAGGCCGGTTGATGGAGCTGGGCCGGAAGCGGCTCGATCCGATCCTGCAGGAGCGCAACGCCGCACTGGAAAGCAAACTCTATAATCAGGGCGTGATGCCGGGCACGGAAGCCTACGACCGGGCGATGCGTGCGGATACGCAAGGCCAGAATGATGCCTATGACCAATTGTTGCTTGGTGGCCGGGCGCAGGCTGCGTCTGAACTCACTGCAGAGCGTAATCAGCCGATCAACGAGATCACTGCTTTGATGTCGGGCGGGCAGGTCAACCAGCCTCAGTTCGGAAACACTCCGCAAACCTCAGTTGCTAATACCGATGTCGCCGGAATTACCCAGCAGGGTTACGACAATTCACTGATCCCATGGAAGCAGCAGAACCAGCAAAATCAAGCGCTGATGAGCGGATTGTTTAGCCTCGGTGGTGCGGCCCTTGGCGGCTGGGGCGGCGGCGGCTTCAAGATGCCGAAGTAGGGGTGGCTGATGGCTCTTATTGAGACGATCCCGGTCAAGGAAGACTACCGCCGCAAGATGGCGTACCAGCTAATGAAAGAGGCTTCGGATGCTAGCACGCCTATCGTTCATTGGGCGCAGGGCCTTGCCAAACTCGGGCAGGGTGCGCTTGGCGGCTATCAGATGTATCAGGCCGACCAGAGAGATAAGGAGACCGAGGCCGGCAACAATGCTGCTTTGATTGCTGCACTTCAGGGTGGCAGCGCTTCTCCTGTTGCCCCTGCTGCAATGCCCGCCCAGCCCACGCCACAGCAGCCCACAGCACGGCCGCCTATGCCGGTTTCGTCTGTAACGCCCAGCGCTGGCGCTGTTCCCGCAGCGCTCTCAGGCGCTCGTCCAGGTGGTCCTGTGATGCCTTCCAACAAGGTATGGGGCGATGCCGAGGCCGAGGCGGCTGGCCTATATGAGAAGCCTGGTCAGCCACAGATTGCAGCGAATGGGCCTGTAGCGCTGCCGCCCGCTGCACCTCCGGCCGCGGTATCGCCCGCCGCCGTTCCATCTCCGACCGAACCGCAAATGACGGACGCCAAGGCGCGGCTGGTCCAGATGCTGCAGAGCGACAATCCGCAGATGCGCAAGATCGGCCAGAACATGGCTCAAGCCATGCTTACGAACCAACTTCAGGGCGATAAGCCCACGGACGAAATCCGGGAATATCAGTTCGCCCAGAAGAACCCCGGATTTGTCGATTACAAGACAAACCTTAAGAAGGCTGGCGCTACAAACGTTAGCGTTGACACCAAGGGTGAGAACAGCTTCGCGACCGAGGCCGGCAAATCTCAGGCCAAGCGCTTTGACGAACTTGCCGGCGAGGGGCAAAAGGCCCGGCAGATGGTGTCCGATATCAATACCCTGACTGAACTCGGGAAGAATATCGGCACCGGCAAGAGCGCTGAACTAAAGGCGGCTCTTGGCCCCTATGCTGAAAATCTTGGTATCAAGATCGATGGGTTGAGCGATATCCAGGCGTTTGAAGCGATCACTAATCGCGTGGCACCGTCGCTTCGCGTGCCTGGGTCCGGTGCGCAGTCTGACTACGAGCTAAAGAACTTCCTTAAGTCGCTCCCCGCTCTCGGTAACACCCCAGAGGGTAACGCTATTTCGGCAGCGACCATGAAGGGCCTGCAAGAGAACAAGATCAGAGCATCTGAAATTGGTTCGAAGGCGCTTAACGGCGAAATCTCGCGTCCGCAGGCGGAAAAGATGCTCCGCGAGCTGCCTGACCCGATGGACGGCTATCGTGAATATATGAAGGCCAACCGAGGGGCTCCAACGGCTGCCGGTGCTGCGAAGGCCGCTCCAGCAGTTCCCAGGCCCGGCGAAATCAAGGATGGTTATCGTTTCAAGGGGGGCAATCCCGGAGATCCCAAGAGTTGGGAGCAAATTAGCTAATGGCGGGACCTTGGGAAGCCTACGCAGCACAGAGTGAACCGCCTGCTGCAAAAAAGCCATGGGAGGCGTACGGCGCTGCCCAGCCAGAAGAAGGACGGGGCTTTATTGACCAAGCACTAGGGCTCACCGGCGAGCGGGTCAAGACGTGGCCTGAGAGGGCCGTACGTGAGGCTTTGACACTGCCTAAACGGATGATTGACGCGGCCTATTCCGCTCCTCCGGGCTCGCGGGAGGCCACTGAGGCCATGATCCCGACCACTACGGAAGCGGCAATGCTTATGTCGCCGGTCAACCCGGCAATCCGGGCAGGGGACAAGATCATTCCGGGGGTCGCTAAGTCGTTTACGGCAGAAAAGGCGATCGTTCCCACGACGGAAGAACTGGCGAAAGCAGGTGGGGAAGGTATAAGCGCCGCCAAGAGTTCTGGACTGGAACTTAATTCATCGGCGCTTTCCGGCTATAGCAAGGACTTGCAGCAGGGCCTATTTGATGGGAGCATGTTCGGGAAAACCATCCACCCCGTAGACGCGCCCGCAACGTTTGCCAAGTTGAAAGAGCTGGAAAATGCCCCTCCCGGTTCCATTGTCA